CTCCAGCAGCTCGTCGGCGTCGGCCTCCAGCTCCTCCCGGGAGCTGCCGACCAGGCGTCGGGCCTGGGCGGTGGTGAGGCCCTTCTCGGCGGCGATCTCCAGGCGCAGGGCACGCTGCTCTGCGGCAGTGGCGCGCTTCTCCGCGGCCTCCCGGGCCTCGGTGGCGCGCTGCTGCTCGGACTTGTTGGCCTTCTCCTCCAGCTCCTTGAGCCGGGCCCGCAGGCCCTGGTTCTCGGAGTTGGCCTTGCGGATCTTGGCCTTGGCCCGCTCGACGTCGAGCACCTCGTCCTCGTCGCCCTCCGGGGGCTCCAGGGTCGGATCGGTGACCGGCTCGACAGGTTCGGTCGGCTCGGGCATGGGTGACCTCCAGGGTCGGGATGGGGGCGCCCTCCAGGGGCGCCGGGCATGCGAAAGCCCCGCACCGATCCGGTACGGGGCTTGCGGTTGATGGGTGCGGCTACTCGCGTCGGCGCCGACGGCGGCCGATCACACCTGGACGTGCGCCGGTGTCGGGGTCCAGGCCCATGATCTCGGCGGCCCTGCGGTGGTACTCGGTCTGCGCCTCCGGGGGTGCGTCCTCGACCCGGTCGACGCCGTACTGGGTCGACCATTCGGTCCACCAGGAGCCGAGTGCGATGCTCTGCTCGCGGCTGCTCATAGGTACTTCACCCCTCTCCAGGAGACGGCCAGCAGGACTAGTTTGCCGAGCCAGGAGTCGGTGCGGTCCATCCCGGGCTGGTAGCCCAGGCGGCTGATCTCGTAGGCAGACGGGTACTCGTCGGAGCCGAACCGTTGTCCGCTGCGAGAGATGACGTCGAGGGCCGCTGCGAGGAGGTCTTCCTGACGCTCGTACTCAGCGTCGCTGACCTCGTCGTCGTCCTGGTGGTCCTCGACCCACTGCTCGATCCGGTCGACCTCGCGCTCTAGGCGCTCGATGACCTCTTCGGCTTCTTCCTCGTTGAGGAAATCGTAGCCCTGTGTGGCCCACACGTACCCGCCAGCTGACAGACCGGCGAGCAGTTCAATCCGCTCCACACCAGACTGGCGGTACCAGTCTTCCAGGTGTGCGTTGAACGCGCTCGCGAACCCGCGCCCCTGGTAGGGCGCATCCAGGGTGAGCATGTCGTGGTGGGCCCACAGGTTGCCCTGGTCGTCGCGCATGAACTCGCGGATGACCTCGCCGACGGCCAGACCGCCGACGTTGATCTGCCCCTGCACGACGACCTCGTCCTCATCCGCCGACACCGAATCGATCGACACCTGGAAGACGGTGCCGTCCCGGCCGGTGTACTCGCCCTCGATGACCTGGGAGGCGGCGTCCTCGATGTCGGCGCGCCGCTCGTCGGCGTCGTCCTCATCAGTGGGTATGAGGTCACCAATGAGAGGGCGGTCGTCATCGTCGTCCGAGGGGGTCGGTGGGCCTTGGGGCGGTGAGCCTCCATTGGCGGAGCCGCCCTCCGTGGCCGGGTCCTCGGGTTGGCGTTCCGGGTCGTTGTCAGCTGCGTTGGCCTCGGCAACCTTCTGCCGGAACGCGGCTATCGGGTCGCCGGTGTTCGCCGACGCGTCCCAGGCGTCCACCCACCGCTGCACCTCGGGCGGCAGCTCCTCCGTGCGAGAGAAGACGGGCCAGGGCTCACAGGCGCAGTGGTCGTGGTAGCGCTCGCCGTCCTCGGTGGTGGACGCTGATTCCCGCGACCCGTAGACGGCGCCGCGGCTGGCGAGCATCGCGCACCACCAGCACGGGGCTGGCCCCGGCAGGCGGAACCAGCCCAGCGCTTCGCGGTCAGACCGGGCTGACTCGGTGATGGCCTTCCGGCCGCCCTCGGCGACCAGGCGTTCAGCGGCCCCGGTGACGGTGACGATGGTGACGTCCAGTGCCTCATCCGGAGAGCGGCCGGACCGGCGCCCGTTCTCATACGAGGTCAGGCCCGTCACGGCCAGCGACGTCTCCAGTTGGGCGGCCGGAGCGCGCGGCACCTCCACCGTGGGCGGGCGGCCGGGCACCCCAGCCTCGGCGCGGGCCTGGGCGTAGAACTGGCGGCCGATCTCCGCAGAGCGGGCCCGCTGGTCTTGGACCATGGCGGCCATCTGCGGGTACAGCACCGGCCACGCCTCGCGCGGGCCCTGCTCGTCCACCAGGGACCGCCACAGGTCCGCCATGCCCAGGGTGAGCAGGGACGTCAGGGCGGTCTGGGTGGTGCGGTGTCGGCGGGCGAGCGCGGTGCTCACCCGGTACCGCCGAGGTCGGCCATCTGGGCGTCGATGCGTTCGGCGAGCTGGCGCATCGGGTCGCCCTGCTCGGCCATGGTCTTCCACTCGGTGACGTCGTCCTGGGTGACGCCGGGGATGCGTCCCCACAGTGCCTGCGGTGGGATGCCGAGCATGGTGGCGGCCTTGCCGAGAGCGTCCACCGCTTGGGCCAGGGAGCGAGATCCCATGTCGGCCCAGGTGACGTGCGCGCTGGAGTCCGCGGCCTCGGTGGTCAGTCCCTCGATGGCGGCGGCCAGGCGCAGGGCTTGGTCGTGCGCCTGGCCCTCCGTGCGCTTGCGCTCCTCCACCTTGCGCTCCAGCCCGGCCTCCGCGGCAGCCAGGGCCTCGGCGGACAGGTTGACCATCTGGCCGGTGAGCTGGTGGCTGGGCGTCTGGGAGACCGCGGCGAGGGTCTCGACGTCGGCACGTCCGGCGCTGACGAACCCGTCCATGGGAGTCTCGTCCAGGGTGCCGAACTTGGTGTCGGGGTCCTCGGCGATGAGCAGGTCGTCCTGGCGCAGCCTCAGCTTCGCGGCGCGAGCCTCCTCCTCGGTCTCCGGCTCGGCCATGCCAGCGGCGGTGCGGATCTTCCAGCTGTTGAAGTGCTGGACCATGAGCCGGTCGAACGTGGTCTTGTTGATCCGCATCGCGGTGGTGATGAACGGCTCCACCTCGCCCGGCGACCGTCCGTCGAGATCGAGCATCGGGGCGTGCCGCACAATGGGGCACACCCCTACTCGGTGCTCACGGAACTCGATGTACTCGACCTTGTCGCCGTCAGCGTCCGCGGACAGGTACCAGATGCGCTCCTCGTCGTAGAACCGCAGCGCCCAGTTCTTCCCCGACGGCTCGGCCCGCAGGCCGTACATCGGCCACTCGTCCTCGACGTCGTCGGCGTACCAGGCGAGCATCTTGCGAGGTGACACACCGCGCATGACCGCGCCGGAGTCGCCGGGCAGGACGGTCTCGTATGCCTGCCCGTAGGCGAGCCCGGCCCGGCGCAGCGCGACCTGGCGGGCGTCCATGCCGTTGCGCTGCCAGATCGCCCACACCGGGTCGACGCTGCCCCCGGTGGGGGTGCGGTACCCGTCCACGTACATGGACTGGGAGACGGCGCTGACGACCAGGCCCAACCACGGCGTCTTGGCCAACTCCACCAGGCGCTTGATCTCGTCCCCGGCCTTGCGGGGCAGGTCGTTGTCCTCGTGCTTCCACCGGTACCAGCGGTCGATCCGGTCCAGCCGTCGGCGTTCCTTCTGGAACTCGGGCAGCAGCTGGTCGTGGACGAGTTCGACCACGTCGGCCTGGCTCATCACCATGTCATCACCAGACCTTTCCGGAGCGCTTCCGTTTGCGGTTGGGGTTGTTCAGGACCAGGCGGCGCAGCATGCGGGCGCCGACCATGCACACGGCCAGGTCGACCTTGCGAGCGGATTCGCGGTGGCCCTTCCACAGCGACACCCCCCACCGCCACGGGTAGCGGCGGGCGTTGCGGGCGTGGATGATCAGCCGCTTGTCGCCGTCGTGGGTGAAGGACCGGTCCTCGATCTCCAGGGCGGTGCGCTCGGCGGCCGCGGTGAACTGGGCGGCCCTCTTGTGGCTGGTCATGTCCCACATGACCGAGTGGCCCTCGTAGCGGCCGGGGATGGCCCACAGCTCCAGCTGGTGGCCGTAGCGGCGGTGCCAGTCGTCGATGAGCGCGTCCCAGTACCGTTCCTGGGTCTCGTCGTCGCGGGTGTGTGACGGATCCGCCCAGAACGCCACGACCTTGTACTGCTCGAAGACCTGGTCGACGCGGGAGTCGATCTCCCCGCGCGGCGCGGTCCAGTTCTTGCCTCGGTCGCCGGGCGGCTTCTGCCACATGCCCAGGGTCAGGACGTGGCCGTCGGAGATGCGACAGCCCACCAGGCCGGTCGCGTCATCGCTCTTGGAGCCGTCGAAGAACAACGCGATCTCGTCCTTCGGCGCCACCTTGACGTCGGGGTGGGACATCTCCTCGGACTCGAAGTCCTGCGGGACGATCCAGGCGTCCTCGGCCGCGACGATCTGGTTGTACCAGAACCGCCGAGAGCGACTTGGCGGGTTGCGGGGGTCCAGGATCGCGGCGACGATCCGGTCCACGTCCAACCAGGTCGCGTCACCGCGCACCGCCTCGATGACCGCGCGCGCGAACTCCGGCGACAGCAGCGCCTCGGGCGGGGCTTCCAGCGAGTCGTACATGATTCCCGACACCAGCGACGTCCCGGCCTGCCCGGCCTCCCACGCCTCCCGGGCCCGCTGGGCAACGCTGTCCTCCGAAGGCTCGTAGGCGTTGGTGATGGACAGGGCGCGGGCGGCGCCGTCCGCCGACTTGGTGGCGTTGCGGTCGATGACCGCGTCCATCTCGTGGCCCTCGTTGGAGGACAGCCAGTGGTGGGTCTCGTTGCGGACCACGAAGGTCGCCCGCGCACCCTCCAGCGCCCGCGGGGAGCTGGTGACGGCCTCGATGCGGGCCCGGCCCTGGTGGGCGTAGATGATCTCCTTGCCCAAGTCGATCCCGTACCGGGCGATGGCCGCCTTGGTGAACAGACCCGGGAACAGGGTCATGGTGTTCCTGGTCTGGTCCTTGGACACCGCGGCGATCTGCACCCACGCTTCGGGGTGCGCGACCCCGGCCGGGTGCGGGTTGCCCCAGGGGTCGGCGACCATGCGCCCGGACGGGTCCGGTCGGCACGGGCCCACGAACTCGATCGCCGCCCAGCTGGCGGCCAGCGGGTCCTTGCCCCAGCCCTTGAGCCGCTGGATGACGCCGTCGCGGTAGATGAACCGGTTGTGCTCGTCCACGGCGTACCACCACAGCGTCAGCCGAAGCTGCTCCGGGGTGTACCGCCACGGCACTCCGGAGGCGTGCTGGAGGTTCTCCGCCGTCCAGGCGACGGCGTGCCAGCCGAGTGTGCGCTCGGGCAGCAGCCACCGTCCGAACTCGTCGCGCTGCCAGCTGGGTCCGATGCGGACCGGTTCAACCCGCGGGGCGTCCTCAACCGCCGAGGGCGTCACGGTAATCGTTGAGCGCCGTCACGGCGGCCGACGGCCCTTCCTCTTCGGCGGCCTGGAGTTCCAGGCGCATCCGGCGCCGGTCCCCCTCGGTGACCAGGAGCACCGACATCGCCTTGAGGTAGGCCGCCAAGCTGGCGCCCTTGAGCGGGATCTCGTCCTTAACGACGTCGCCCTGCTCGGTGATGCCGACGACCTGGGGCTTGAGGTCGCGGCTGATCGACTCGGCGATGAGGTAGGCGGCAGCCCAGTCGGACGGCTCGTAGAACTCGGACTGGCCGGAGGTCTTGAGCGACTGGTACCACCGCTTCGCGATGGGGTGCCAGTCCTTGTCCGCAGCCGGGACGGTGACCTTCCGCGAGCGGGCCACCTTCGTCACGGTGGTGGTCTCGCCGTCGGCGGGCTTGTTGCGGCGGCGCCGCTCGGAGGAGTGCTTGGGAACGGGGCCTCGGGTGCCCATGGTGGCGGCCTCCAGGGTCGAAAGCGCCTCCAGGGCGCGGCCGGGCGGTGGTGGAGAGGCGGGGGTTCGAATGTTGAAACCCGTACAGGGCCGGAGCTGCTATGACCCCCCGGGCTATCGGCGATCCTTAGGGGGGTGCCCCCCACCCCGTATGTGCTGGTCAGAGGGTTGTGCGGTGCCGGGGTGCTGTTCGGGCTTGCGGAGACGGCTCGGGCGCGGACGGTGCGCGGCGTTGCCTTCAGCGGACGACTTGCGCTTGTGGTGTCGCGGACACAGGAGCTGGAGGTTCGCGTCGCGGTGGTCCCCGGGATCCTCCCGGTGGTCGACGTCTGTCCCAGGCTCCCCGCAGATCCCCCCGACGGCCATGCGCCACTGGCACTCGCCACGGTCGCGGCGGATGATGCGTGGCCGGATGTGGGTGTACCAGTCGGGTGGGAGTTCCTCGCGGCGGTTGGATCCCTGCCATCCCCCAGACATCCCCAGGTCACCTCCCCCACCTGACGCGGTTGTGCCCGTGCGGTTGTCGTAGTGGCCGCCTGTGGCCAGCCCAGGGCGTGCCGAGGGAGCTGGCGTTACTGTGGCGCCATCCCCGCACGCGCGCCCCGGAGGCTTCCCGTGTCATATCCCCCTGCCCCTGGTCCTCAGGGGCCGTATGGCCATCGCCCTCCGCAGTGGCACCAGCAGCCCCCACCGCAGCAGTGGCAGTCGCCCGTGCCCCAGCAGCCGCGGCTGCCGAACGGTCGGTTCGCCCCACAGGGCTACTCGGCTCCGCCGCCTCCGCCGATGCCTCGGTACTCCAAGAGCGTGGAGCGCAAGCACGGCCTGGGCGGCATGGCCAACAGCGTGCACCTGATCTTGACGCTGCTCACGTGTGGGCTCTGGCTGTTCGTGTGGATCCCGTGGTGGATCGTGCGGATGATCATCCCGAGGCGGCGGGTCACGAAGACGTACTACCGGTAGGGGCGAGCCGTGCTGCAGTCGACAAAGGTTCTGATCCTGCTCGGGGTCGCGCTGGCCGTGGCCGGGGGGATCGCTGGCGCTCTACCGTTTGAGGCCGGGCTCGGAGCCAGCTGCGGGCCGGTGTTCTCGCCGGGGAACCCCTACATCGAACCAGCGGTGTGCGCGACGGAAAGGTCGACGCGAGCCCTGTTCACGTGGGGGCCGATCGCGGCCGGAGCAATTTTGGTGTTCGGCGCGATGCTCATCGATCCGTCGTTCGGGCGGAAGAGCGAAGAGGTGAAGTAGGCCCCGCCCTGGCTCGACGCGCCCACTCCCCAGCGGAGCGGAGACGGGACGTGAAGTATCCGCCGCAAGGAGAGCCTCGGGTGGGGTGCAGCGGGCAGATGGGCATACCTGACGGTTGGAGCACATGTCGGAGGGGAGCGAGGAGCTACCGCCGGGCAGGTCTCGGAACGCCAAAGGCCCGGGGCCTCCGGGCCTTAGGCGCTGACGTTCGCTCCGCTACGAGAGGTGACAGCAAGTGTTGTCGATCAGCTTGTCACGTGGCTTGGATGGCGAGGTAGATCTGCCAGGCCGCCGCAGCCACGCCTAACACCGCGATGAAGAGAGTGACCCCCCATTGCCACCAGACGTGCTTCCCACTTTTCGCCAAGTCAGCGTTTTGAGTGCGAAGAAGCCTGTTTTGCTCCTCCAGAAGGCTGTTCTGCTTCTTGGTTTCAGCGAGGCTACCCAGAAGCGCTTCATGCGCTTCGGCCTTCCTCGCCACCTCTCTTGCGATGTGATCGAAGCCCGGAGGTTTCGCGCTGGAGGGGTCGGGGCGCTCTCTGTCCGGGAAGAACCTGCTCATGGCTTGGCCTCCTAAGAGTTGAGCTTCCAGCATGGCACCAGCTCACGTAGGCAGTCTCCTGCTCTGGCAAAGGGTGCACAGATTGTCTCTGCTCCCGCCTACCCTTGCTGGAACCGTCAAGGGGGTCCGGAGTTGGGAAAGTTCAACGAGCGCGAGTTTGAGCGCAAGGTGAAGAAGGTCATCGATAAGAAGGCCAAGCAGGCTAACAAGGACGTCGAGAAGCTCGCGGAGAAGTCGGGCGGCAAGTCGCGCGCCTCGGTCGAGCGCGAGCTGAAGAAGACCTACGGCAAGCACGGCTTCGAGATGGACAAGAAGATGGTCCGCGAGCAAGCTAAGCGGATTACCGACAAGTAGTTCTTTGGGAGGCTTGTTGGAAGCGACCAAGAAGATCAGGTTGCAGGTCCCGCAGAACGACCCTGATGAAGCTGTTCGGTCGGTTCGCTACCTGGATGGTGAGACGGTGGAGATCCCAGAGCACCAGAGCACCTGGACTGTCAACCAAGGTCCGTTCAACATCCGGTTCCAGTACTCCGGCGAACGGCTGAACTACCGCGATCCGGAGGACCCGGAGACCTTCATGTCTGTCGACGTGTACCGACCTATGGGATGGACCCACCGCCAGCGCTGACTCCTACGACGAAGGCCCCGACCATGTCTCGGTCGGGGCCTTTTGGCGTTTCTGCTGCCCGACAGTCGGGGACGCACATCGGGGAGCGGGTGCTTCCTACCGGACGGGTCTGAGGATTCTCAGTGAATATGCAGGCCCAAGTCTTAGTCTGGTATCGCCCCACATCGCCGAGAGCGTGCATGGAGGAACGTTGAGGATCGAGTTCAACGAGGATGGCTTCGACGAGTTGGAAGCGCACATCCGAGGCGCCACTCAGAAGAGCGAGCAGGCGATCAACAGGGTCGCCGACAACGCCGCTGGGAAGTCCGTCGACCAGGTGGCGGAGGAGATCAGCCACGCACTTCGGGGGAACAACACGGAACCGGACGAGGCTGAAGTTCGCAAGCTCGCGCAGCAGATCGTGGAACACCACTCAAGCTGAGCGTATGGCGAAGGGCCCCGCACCATCGGTGTCGGGGCCCTTGAAGTCGGTGTGGACACAGCTCTGCCATCGCATTTTGTCCGTCAGGAAGAAATGTACCACCAGTAAGGGTTCTGTGGCGACTTAACCCTTACGGCGTTTCCAGTGGACGCGTCGGGCGGCTTCGCAGGCGAACACCTCCGACAGCCAGAACCGGGCGGGCCTGCCACTGCCGGGGATGGGCTGGAGGTAGCCGCGGCGCTTCCACGTGTCGATGGTGTCGCGGTCGACGTCGAGTTCGGCGGCGGCCTCGGCGGCGGTGACCTTGATGTCGTCCTGGCGGTTCATGCGCTGATCCCTTCGGTGATGGTGTGCCACTGGGCGGCGTGCCACTGGTGGCGGCGCGGGGCGGTCTCGTCCCCGCACGGGCAGGTGTCGTCGCCGCACCGGCACGCGACGTTGGAACAGGTGACGACGCCCCGGTCGGCGAGCTCGCGCAGCGACTTGGCCCCGCAGTGCGGGCAGCGGGCGGTCAGCTTGTGCACTTCGCCGGAGTCGCCGAGCGCCCACCGGGCCTTCGCGCGTAGCCGGTACGCCTCGGCGAGGACGTGCGTCATGAGGTCGTCGACGGCGGCCACCTTCGGTAGCAGCTTGATGATGGCGCCGATCCGCCGGTTGGTGGTCGCGGCCGGGGGCATCTGCGGGGCGACCCGGTCGCGGACGGCCTCTTCGAGGTCGGCGATGTCGGTGTCGATGTCGCGGCGGGTCTGCATGACGGTGATGTCGCCGGGGGCCGGGCTGGCGCCGAGGGGCTTGATGCCGTGGGCGAGCTGGGTGAGGGCGTCGTGGCGCTCCAAGGTGTGGAGGCGTCCGGCGTCGGCGACCTGCTCGGGTGTGGGCCCCCAGCCTGTGGGGCGGTGGATGGGGTGGGTGGTGTCGCGCATATCGGCGAGGAGCGACCGGAGGTCGTTGAGTGCGGTGTAGGCCTGGGTGGTGCGGTCGGTCATCGGTCCCCCGTGGTGGTGCGGTGCCGGGCGTTGAGGCCCTGGCGGTCTACTGGTCGGTGTGCCGTAGAGCGACGGCGAGGATGATGTCCGCTTCGAGGACCGCTTCGAGTCCCCGGCAGGTGCGGGCGGCCTGGTGGGCGAGCGCGTACTGGAGGTGGTCGACGGCGGTGAACAGGGCCCCGACGGGGGGTAGGTTGGCCGCGTCGCCGATGTCGTCGGCGGCCTGCACGACCCACCACAGCTCCTCAGCGAACACCTCGGTGGTGGGCTGTTCGAGGATGCGGGGGATGAGCAGGAACTCCCTGAGTAGGTAGGCGGACCGGACAACCTCGGGGCGGAACGGCTCGCCGCGGAAGTGGTAGGCGTTGCGGACCGTGTGGACGACGGTGTGTAGGTGCCCGGTGTCGACGGTGACGATCTCGCGCGGGGTGATCAGCGGCACGGTCTGGCCTTCCTGGTGGTGTGCGATCCTGAGCGGCGGGACCGGGGCGGTAGGAACGCCCCGGTCCTCACTTCGTCCGGTGGGTCATCGGGTCGCGCGCTCGTTGATCAGCCGCATCACCTCGGCGGCGTGCCGGGTGCAGACCTGGATGACCTTGGGGTCGCGGTCCAGGGCCTCGCCGGTGCAGCGTTCGCCGTTGGAGCGCAGGACCCTGCACTGCGGTCGCGGGTTGGCGGGTACCTGGGTGAGGGCGTCCTTGAACGTCACTCCGGGGCGGGTCTTGGTGGTCACTGGTCGTTCCCTTCGTTGGTGGTGCAGGCGGGGCAGTCGAGGCGGCCGTCCGGGCGGACCTTCCACGCGTCGCCGGGGTGCCACTCCATGGGGTCCGTGCGGCCAGCGGTCGCGGCGGCGGTGATCGCCCCGGTGGCGGTCGGAGCGTGGAGGCCGGTGCCCTCCCAGTTCGTGAAGTGGGCGCCGCAGGAAGCGCATGCAGCGACCCGGCACGCGGCGGTGGACCGGACGGGGACGCTGGCGTCTACCTCGAACCCCTCGTAGGCGAGCTTGTCCCGGTGGGCTTCGGCTTCTTCGCGGGTCGGCCAATGCCCGTTTGCGGCGGCCTCGGCGAGGAACCCGGTGGGGTCGGTGAGGGTCCAGCAGCCGGACACAGTGACCGTGGCGAGCGCGGACAGGTCCCCGGGCAGGGTGGGCGCGGTGGCGGCGGGGGGCGCCCAGGTGACCGTGTAGTCGAGGACGTCGAGGAGCGGCCCCTGCCCTTCGAGGTAGGCCCGGAGGGTGACGGTCTGGCCGGTGTCGGCGACGAGGACGGGGTCGATCATGCCGGTGCCGTACTCGGTGGCGAGGGCAGCCCACGCGACGACCGGGGAGCTCCACGAGTGTCCGGCCTGGGTGAAGGTGATCGTCCACCCGGGGTCGGTGGCGGTGAGGTTCAGGATCGTGCCGGGCGCGGTCGCGGGGCGGCCGGTGCGAACGTGGATCTCGTCGGGGCGCACGTCGAGGTCGACGCATCCGCGGTGGGCGTCACCGCTGTTGTCGGGGCAGAAGTGCCAGGGTCCGTGGTCGAGAGACGTGCACTCGTCGATGGTCGGGGTGGTCATCGGGTCTCCTTGTCGGCTTCGAGTTCGCGGGCGATGCGGTCGGTGTCGGCGTTCAGCCGGTCGGCGACGGCCGTGATGCCGTCGAGAACGCGGTCGAGGCGGTCTTCGAGGCTGAGGACCAGGTCGGCGAGTTCGCCGTTGGGCTTGGCGGTGAGCTCTTCGCGGCGCTGCTCTTGGGGCGTCACGGGGTCTCCTTCGGGTTGGTGTGCTGGTCGTGGAGTTCGCTGATGAGGGTCGTGGCTGCGGTCCGGATGGTGTCGTCGAGGCGGGCGGTTGCGAGCATCCGCAGCGCCCCCTTGACCGTTTTGGCTTCGCTCAGGACCACCAGGGCGCACCCGGCGGCCTTGCGCGTGGTGCTGTTCGCAGGGGCCGCGAGAAGGCGGAACCGGGCGGCCTCGGCGAGCGGCGCCAGCGGGGAGGTCACCGGGAGTCCCGGACGGCTTGGGCGAGCTGCCGGACGCCGTCCGCGAGGAGGGTGCTTTCGTCGGCCCGGAGGTCGGTGGCGATCTCGGTGACGGCAGCGGCCTGGACGGCGGGCAGCCAGTCGGAGATCAGCTTCATGAAGTCGGGGAAGGTGGCGGCGCCCGTGACCTCGTATCGCTCGGAGAAGTCGACGATGACCAGGTAGGCAGGGGCTTCGGCGCGGTGGTAGGCGGCGAGCGCTAGGGAAGCGTGCAGGTCACGGCCGAACTGGGCGAAGGCTTCGTAGCCCTTGTCGCGGAGCTCCTTGTCGAGGTCTTGTGCGATGTCGATGGGGGGCTCGGAGGA